CTTCGATACCCTCTGCATCAGCATCACGAACACCTGCAGAGATTACACGAATCAAATCAAAAGTATATAAGTCTCCATTATATTTCTGTGCTAGATTTTCAAATTCTGATTGACGATCTGAACCAACCACAATATTTACATTTGCATATCCCTCTTCTGCTGCAGCAACTAAGACATCAAAAATTGATTTCATATCATCATCATTAATAATGTTCTCCTCAAACTCAGGGAACATTTTTTTCATATAAGAAACCTTCATATCAGGATCTAATGGATTCTTTTTAGGATCCTGTGTTCTTGAAGGATAGATTTTAAGATCACCACCCTGCGATGCTTTTTGTGCTGACTTTAAAAGTTTTTCGTGCCCAACTGTTGGTGGATTAAAGCGTCCAAATGCAACAGTCAAAGTGCTATCATTAACAGGTACTTCTTCTGCTGGAGGTGGTGCTGCTGGAGCAGGTGGTGCTGGAGTAGGAGCAGCCACTTGAGGTTTTGGTTTTGGTGCTGGTGCTGGTGCTGGAGATCTTCCTACTGCACCTTTTGATTTGTCCTTTCCACCTTCTACTCTACCTCTGTCATAGAAAATTAGTTTTCCTTTTTCTGTTTTTGCAACAAACTCACCACGGCTGTCTAACCAACCGCCGTGTCCATCGCTCTTAAGATTTAACTTTTTCGCTTGCATCGATGCTTGCGATGAAGTTGCCTCATTCAGAAATTGGAAAAAATTCTTCATTAATGTATCTTAATGCACTTATCTTTCTTCTAGTTATTTATTGTTTAAAATTTTACTACACGCTAAATTTTTGTGTTCTTGGATCAATATCAAACATGCCATCTAACGCCTCCAAATAATGTCTTGGATACATTTTATATGTTTTATTAGGTCCAGAACCAGAACTTTGATTTTCCCATCTATACCTGAATTGCATAAGTGGTTTATTAATTCCATTTGCATTTATTAATATTAATGCACTTTTTTCAGTTTCTTTATATTCTGCAGTGAAGGTTAGATTAGATAAAACTGTTCTAAATTCTTGGTCTATTTTTAAAGTTTTTCCTCCAGTCATATACATTTCACCACCTCTAGTGGATCCCGTCAGTTTAACAAGTTCAGTATCAACTCCATTACTAAATCCATTTACGACATAATTTATAAAGTTTTGTTTTGGAAAATTTGAATTCATAAGATTTGCAGCACTGCGATATACTCGTTTAGCTGCATTTTTTGTATTTTGAGGTATAACCGTTGATTCTATCGCTTGTCTGGTGGCGTATTTCCTTTCAAATACACCTTCATCTAAATATTGTTGCATAGAGGAGAGCCACTCTTGATTGATTTGTGGTGGTATGACAATGCCCAACTGACCAAACAATTCTTCAAACTTTTGCCACTCATATCCACTCACTTGTGCGAATTGCTCTCCTCCAGGCACTTTACATGAAACTGGAAATGGTGGAACATCTGGACCGCCATCACTAGTTTGAATAGTAACAGTCACATCTGCTTTCACTGTTCTCTGGTCAACAAGACCATCTGCGGTTATGTTAATAACATCTTCAAATCCATTGAATGCGACTCTTCTTACTTTACTATTTAAATTAGCGTGTCCATTAGCAATTGCAGCAGCAGAACGCAGAAAATCATTTATTTCTCCAAAATTTCTTGTTCTGACCATGTTTGTTACTAGGTTGTCAACAGGAGCAGGAACTCCAACAGAAATAATTAAAGAGTCCTTAACTCTAGATTTAAAATGAACATCATTCTGAGTTTTTTTTGTAAGTCTTTTCCCACTATTCCATATCTGCATTAACATCTCAGAAACATCTTTTGCGTTTATCCTAGGTAAAGTTTGTAGAGTGACTCTCCTAGAAGCTGATTTTTCAAATGCTCCAGACTTTATTATATTTTCAATGTCACCTATTCTTCTATAAAACCTTGCAGCAACTGCGGCAGCCCAAACTGCTTCAAATATATAACCCCTATTTGGTAGATTTCTTTTTACCATTTTTTATATTTTTTAAGTATTTAGAAATGGAGAATAGGGGACTCGAACCCCTCACCCCTGCCGTGCAAAGACAGTGCTCTACCAAATGAGCTAATTCCCCGACCACAGATATTATAAAACCCACTCAACTCAAAGTCAAGTGGGTTAGAGCAACCTTCCGTGGTTATTTATTATCGACCCATTTGCTGTCTCATAAACTTTTCAAAAGCAGGTGAATTGATTCCAGTGTGTGGATCTTCCATCGCTTTTTGTTTCTTACTCTTTGCCTTTGCTTGCTCTCTCTCATACTTCTCTGGATTGTTGCGAGCCTCTTGTGCTTCTACAATACTCTCTCTCCACTCCTCACTCATATTTGCCATAATCACAAGTGCTGCCTTATTGGTATCAGCATATCCTTCGACGACTAAGTATTCTAGCAGATAATCAAAAAGATCAACACCTTCACCAAGTTCTCCCATTGCTATGGACATTCCTTCATCAACTCTCTCTTTTTTTCTCTCTTTTGCTCTGCGTGGTCCTACTCCCGCATAAAGACGAGATGCTTGTGATGCTTTTTTAGATGCAGTTTCTTTATCACCAGCAACAGCTGCCTTTCTTCTCATTTCATCTGCTTTTTGTGAAGCAGTAAGTGCAAGATTAGCAGAGATTTCATTAATCTGTTCACCTTCTGGTTCATAAGAACTATTCTGAACAGAACGAATTAATTTACTCAAACGATCTTCACCTTCTGCTGCTCTGTCTTTTGCAGCAGCACGACGATCTTTTTTTGCTTGTGCTGCTTGTTTTGCAGCACGTTTTTTATCATCACCCTCTGGTTTTGAAGCACCTAATCCTCTTGCGGGAGTCATGGTCATTCCACGACCAGAACTTGCACGAACTGCTGCACCTCTTGGATTGTTGTCATCGTCACGACCTGTTTTACCAAGTGCTCTACCTTCTTCAACAGATACAGAACCACATACTTCAATATATGCTTCCATCAAACCTTGGAGATCTCTACTATCCATTTTTACAAATACTTTCTAGTTATTTATAAAAAAAGAGGGTGATAAAACCCTCTTATGTGTTAGTTTTGGAAGTGGTTCAGAAGAGAGGTTTATCCCTCATAGGTGGATCTTTTTTAATTGGCGGTTGTGGTTTTTTAGTTGGGGGTTTAGATGTCGATTTATTATAGTTTGAATTTGAATCACCAGTAAATAAATCGTGCGATCTATTACCTTGAGCATCAACATCTTCAATAATACTCTGCTTCCACTGCTCACTCATATTTGCCATAATAGCAAGAGCTGCCTCTTCGGTATCCGCATAACCCTCGTCTAGGAGGTGTCCTTTGACGAGATCAAAGAGGTCAAAAGATTGATTAATCGGTTTTTTATCATATCTTGGATCAAAATTAGCTCTTGCTCGTGGATCTCTATCACGTATGTCAAATTTCTTGGGAGCAGGAGTTGGTGCTGCCATGGATCCTGGACCCTTTGGCATATCCTTCATTAAGGGATTAGGAGTTTTTGGTTTAATTGATTCTGGACCAGCCGCCTGTGTTCCTGGTTTTGCTGCTGGAGTTGTAGAAGTGGTTGGTGCTGGTTTTGGTGGAGTGGTTGGTGCTGGTTTTGCAGTGGAGGTTGGTGCTGGTTTTGCTGCTGGTTTAGTGGCAGGAGTTTTTGCTGGTCCAATGGGAGTATTTCCACCAACTGTAGGACCACCTGCAGTTCCTTGACGAGGTGTGCTTACTTGAGACGCTCTTGCTTTTGCTGCAGCTGCGAGTTCTTGTCCTCTATAATTTGAACCAAGATTAGATACTTGTGGTTTAGCGGATGGTATGGGTCTCATACGAGCTTGGTTTCTCTGTGCTGGTGTCATTGTTGGTGACGGTCCATCTCCTCTAATAGCCTTAGCAATTGGATTTTGGGAAACATTTGGATTAGAACCTACAGAGGCTCCACGACCTTGCTCATTAATATATTCCTCATACATCTCTTCCCAAGTATACTCACTCAGGTCATAACCTTCTTCTAGAAGTGAATTAACCCAACTCTCGACTTCTTCCCAAATTTGTTCTTCGGTAAGTTCTCGACGAAGATTCTCATCATAAACTGCTTGGTATGCAAGAGTTGCTTCTCTCAGGATTTTAGAGTCCATTTTTACAAATACTTTCTAGTTATTTATAAAACTATTCTCCCACAACCTCCCCAAGTTCAGTATCAATACTCTGAATGACTGAGCGGACTTCTACAACACGCTCTGGAACGTGTTCATAACTATATCCACGCTGAGCATCAAATAAAACTTGACGAACCGCAGCAGCAGTCCGCACATCCATTTTAATCGTCACTCTCTTTTCTTTACTCATAGGTCTCCCTCCTTACGATTTTCAGAACGATAGATATCAAAAGCACCCTCAGGATAACGAGCACTCAGTTTCTCATAGTTCATTTGTAGAACTTCATCAAAAGAAGTATCAAGTGCCATACACGCTTGAGCAATATACCAACAGATATCACCAAGTTCACGCTTCAGGTGAAAGGCATTTTCTTCATTATAAGTTTTACCTTGTAGGAAGATTTTTTTTACAACTTCAGTAAACTCACCTGCTTCTGCGGACAAACCAAGAGCAGCAGTCAAAAGGCGAGGAACATCAGCATCAGCAGATGTATCAAGTTCAGTTAATCGTGAAAGGAGAGCTGCGAGATGTGTGCTTGCTGGACTTGTCGTTTGGCGAACAAAATCAAGATACTTATCGGTGTCAATTTGTTGTGTCATACTTTTATAGGTTCTGCTTGTCTATCTGGAAGTTTAATTTGTGGAAGTGGTTGTGGTTCACGAACTTCCCAGGAACCACCAACACCACCGTCCATATTCACGACGAT